ATCGCCTGCGTGACGGTCTCAGCGACAGCAGCAACAGCCTCACCAACTGCCGCAACCGTTTGCTCTGCAATGTTATCTGGTGACGGTGTCGGTTCAGGTGTTGGCTCCACGCTCGGCGCTACGGATGGTGAGTCAGTAGGTACAGGAGTGGGATCAGGAGTAGCGGACTCACTCGCACTAGGTTCTGGCGTAGGGTCAACCGTGGGCGACGGCTTGGGTGTGGGAGTCGGTGATGGGATCGGCGATGGTTGGACACTTGGCACCTCACTTGGTGACGGCTCCGGCGTAGGTGTCGGAGTCGGCTCAATGCTTGGCTCAGGAGATGGTGACGGTTCTGTCGTTGGTTCTGGCGAAGGCTCCACAGTCGGCTCTGGACTTGGCTCTAGCGACGGAGATGGTTCAGGTGTAAGGAGCGCGCTAGTAGTTAGCCACGCAGCAGGAATCACGCCGTAGCCGAGTGTTGGTGCGCCATACCAGAGACGCGCGCACGCGCCACCACCCCACTCAAACATCCAGATGTCGAGTGCGTAGGACTGACCTGCGACGAGCTGCGAGTAGCCCTCATTGGGTCCAGACCAGTGACCACCGCAGCCGTGAAAGTTCCAGTCATCAATCGTCAGCACGCCGTCTAGCGTCATATACCAGCCATCGTCTGACCAGTTGAGGAACTCCCACTGGCCGCTCTCTGGCACGGTCAGCCAGCCTGTGAAGTGGACCATGAACAGATCGGCAGGGCAGCCCTCTGCGGCAGGTGCGCCACCCCAGTCAAAGTCGATCATAGTGACCACGCCAGAGAAACACGGCTCAGTTGCTGGTGGAGTGATCCAAGGACCTAAAAGGTCAACGCCTGGATAGACCGTCATCGTCACGCCCTGCTGCGGCAGATCCTCAGCACGAACGATGGGCAGGAAGATGAGCGTGCTGAAGACGATCCCTAGAAGTGGGAACGCGGCGCGCTTCACTTAGCGAGCAGCGATGCGAGTAGCGGCACAAGTACGCTGAACAACAGCGCACCGATAGCCACTAGTCCTCCTTTGAGTTTGTCCACATCGGAGCGCACCTGATCCAACTTGGCGGAGTGCGAGTCCAGGCGCTCGATCAGTTGGTCAATCTGGCGTGGGGTCATCGTGACTCCAGCGCGGCAGTCAGCGCCAGCAGCGCGTCAGTTCGAGTTGCGCCAGTGCCGGTCACGAGTGGCTCGTTGAATAAACCGTCCGACGCGCCAGCAGTCCACACGCCGTCAACCTGATCAAGCAATGTGACTTGCAAGCCTTGTGCAAGAGCGGCCGCAGTCGCTTCGTTGAGTGCCTGTAGTTCAGCGTCCATTACGCACCGATCCTTCCAAGGCTTAGTGCTGGATACACGCCAGCCACCACCACCGTGTTCAGTGCGCCACCTGATTGCTGCAACGCTGTCATCGTGACCAGATCACCAGCAGCCAGATACAGGTTGGTGCTTACCGAAAGGATCGTTGAGCCAGCTGGCGCAGCAAGAACATTGACTGATCCAGCATCTGCACCGTTGACCGCGATTGTCAGAGTCCGTCGCCCTGTTGCGTTAGCAGCAAATGCAATGTTGGCGGTGACGCAGTAGAAGCCAGCCTGCCCAACCGCGATGCGGTCGTTGGCATTGTTGAACCAACTCTTGGGATCATAGGTTCCGGTGGTCGGTGTTGTGCTTGCCGTGTCCAACAAGATGGTCGTTGAGGTGTTATTTGTCAGCGACTGAGCAGCAGATGCGACGCTCGCACGAGAAAGCCACAAGGAGTTTGCGCCGCCAGCGGTGATGTTGCCAGTGGCGGTGATGTTGCCAGCGGCAGTCAGGTCTCCTGTAGATCCTGTTCTGGCACTAAGTTGCACGTTGCCAGAGATCTGGATTGAGAGGGCTGGATCAAAGAACAACACGCCAGAAGTCTGTTTGATGACAGCAGGGTAGTAAGTTGAAGGGCTGGTGTTCTCTGCCACAACCAGCAGTGAACCTCCGTTGTATAGCCCAACCTCATAGACATCGCTTGTCGTGATGCTTGCCGGTGTAGTTGAGTGCGTGCTCGTTGTGATTGTGATTAGTGCGAAGGCCGCGTCTGCTGGCGGCGATACGTTCGGATCTGCCAGGTTTAGGTTGATCGTCCTCTGAGAGGTAGAGAACGTTGATTCGTTTGAGACTGCTGTGCCAGTCGTCGTGACCCCATCTCCCTTGTAATATTGCATGGTGACTACGTTTTTCAGGCTCGTCGTGGTAGCGCTCGCTTTGAATGTCGCTTCTGCTAGGTAGGCGAATGCTCGGTTAGCAGTCCCTGCAATCGGAACGAACCGAGTGATCTTGGCGCTCTTGCCAGTTGTAGTGGATGCAGCAATGCTCCAGCGCAGCACATTGCCAGAGCCAGCACCAGCATCAGCGACAATCGCACAGGTGATCGCCCCTGCGCTGTTCACATCGGTGAAGGTCCAGTACGGCAGTGGGTTCTCTACGGTAATCGTATCGCCTGCTGCATCCGGCGGAATGGCAAAGTCGCCGTTTGCCACGCCAGCCTGGATCTCACGCAGCGCAGCTGGACCAAAGAGCAGCGCCGTCTCGCCGTCGCTCGATGTGCTGACGAGAGGCGCGCCCTTGTCGGCGTTTACGCCGCCCTCAAATGCTCCGAAGCCTTCTAGGTTTGTGCCGTACTTGCCCACTCTTACTCTCCTGCAATGAGGCCGCGCAGCCCCTTCAGATACTGACGGCGGAAGTCCGCCTCGATCTCGTACTGGACTTGGTAGGTGCCGCCGCCTTCAGCGAACTTCATTGTCACGGTAGGGATGTAGAGAATAGCGGCAGATAGGTCGAGCGCTGGAGCCGTGAGCTTCACATATTGCCCTGGCAGCCATGCCTTCACGAGCGTGTAGGTTGCTGCTGCGGTCAGCGCGTAGCCCTGGCTGTAGCCGTACTCCCAGTCTGGGGCAGAAGTCTGACTCAGGTCGCCACCGGCAATGGTGAACGAGACGGTGCGTACTGGCTTGCCGCGCGTCACCATCGTGGCACGAGCTAGAGCACCGATGGTTGCGCCGCGATCTGCCTTGGCGACGATCTTTGGCGCGCTGAACACTTCGTGTGGCAGTGGACCGTTACGGCTTGCAAGCCCAGCGCCGTTGCGGCTGTAGGTGCCTGTGTAGGTGCGGAAGTATGGGTCGTTGGTCGGAGCCGTGGGCCAAGTCTGGTTATTGTCGTAGCGCGCATAGGCTGAGTCAGCCTGCACAAAGATCCCCTTGACGATGTCCGAGTGATCGAGATTGACCGAGAGGTCGCGTGCCAGCAGGCGCGTCACGGTGGAGGCGCTGCCAGTCTGGACGCTTGCAGGATCGGTGACGATCTCTGCCGGAGCGGTTGCATAGGTCGGAGCAACCTCCTTTGGTCCGTAGTTCAATCGCCCATCGGTATCAATCCAGTAGCGGTACTGAATGTCAGCGATGCCGCCTGCCGCCTCAGCAACCTGATCCAAAGCGCTCTGTAGCGTAGATGCCTTGAAGGTCTGCTTGCCAATGGTCTGCGCGGAGCCTGTGTAGATGGCGCGCGTGGAGCCGCTGATCACGGCGGTGTTCAGGATCTGGCGCGTGGTCGAGTCATTGACCAGCGTATGCACGCGAGCCAGCAATCCGTTGATGATGTCGCGGTCGGTCGATGTAGATGAGCCGAGCGTGAACGAGTCCACAAAGGAGGTGGCTCGGATGCCTGTGGTGCCGTTGCGAATGATGGTCTTTTGCAGCCAGCCGTCTGCATCCTCAACGCTAACGGTTGCACGCGAGCCAAGGCCGTTCTCCAACATCCGCACCTCAATGCCGGTCACATAGCCAAGGAAGATCGGTGACGAGCCGCTATAGCGGCTGTCAAAGAACTGCACGCGCGCATTGTCGTAGACCGCGCCAGAGCGCCACCACGGTCCTGCCACTGGAGTCTTTGGCTCAATCACATCGAACTGCATTGAGCCACCGTTGCCGTCGCCTGAGAGCGTCAGCGAGAGACTGCCCAGATCGACATACGGTGTGGTCGTAGCACTTGGAGCTGGGAGGTCCAGTAGGTTCGCGCCGCTGTCAACGCCAGCGACGATCAGGCTGAATGGGTTTGCCACTTAGCGGCCTCGCTTGAATGTTCCTGTGCGGTTGATCGAGTCGGTGATAACCGTGTCCACCTTGCCGGTGCCGATAAAGATGTTGTTGGTCGTGGCTGGTGGCGTGAATGTGCCAGAGGTGACTGCGTTGGCGAGATAGGGCGAGTATCCTGCGGAGGTCACACCTGCCGCTGCCGCGTTGTTTTGTGCAGCAAAGAGAATCTTCAGTCCTTCAACGATGGCATCAATGGTGATCTTCAGCGCCTGGAGGAAGATCTTAAGCGGCGTGAGCGCGATGATCAGCAGGCTGGCAGATCCCTCTGCACCACCGAATACCTCGAAGAGTGCGCCAAGTGACTCGCCCAGAGGCGCAATGCCGTTGTCGATGAGGTCTTGTAAGACTGGAGCCACGGCGTCGATGACGCTCTCAAAGATCGGCATACCTGTCGTGGCGAGCCAGTCAAGGAACTTATTGACTGTTGGTAGCAGCTTGTAGCCAAGATCCTCCATCGTCTCATTGAACTTGACCTGTGACCGCGCGAACTTACCGCTCGTGGAGTTGGCGATCTCTGCGGCCGTGCCGCCGTACTTGGCGGTGGCGGCAGTCAGGATGTCCTGAATCGTCGCGCCCTTCTCGACGGTGATACCGAGTGCCTTCAGGCCCTTAGTGCTTCCTTGCGCGCCCTTGCCCAGCGTGGTCATTACCTCTGCAAGGTCCTGACCGGTGACGGCGGCAATGTCAGCCGCTACGGCGTTTGCCTGGAGCAGTGTCGCCTGATCAGTAAAGAATCGTGAACCGACCTCTAGCCCAGCGCGCACCTGATCGTCTGCGATGCCGAGCGCGCCCATTGAAAGGATCTGCTCTTTGATCTTGTCGTTGAGATCCTCAGTGAAGAGACCGCGTTGCTTGAGTGCAGCATTCAGCAAGATCGTCTGGCGCTCATCCTCTGCGGCTGACTTGATCGCATCAAAGGCGACGGCAGCCAGTGCTGCCCCTGCTGCTACTGATGCCGCAGCGATGCCCTTGAAGGCAGTAACGCCAGTTCGGCGCAGCTTGCCCATGGAAGCGCCGATCTTGCCCAGCGGTCCTGTGGCTTGATCCTTTGCCTTTACGACAAAGTTAGCGGTCTGGTTTCCAGCCATCAGCGTTGGTTACCTCTCTTGAACTTGAGGATGGTTTTGCGGAATGGCTCGTCGTTGAAGAACGCGGCCACCGTCTTACTGTATGACTCTACCGCTCGGTCGATGTTTGATCGTTGCTTTACCACTTCATCAACGAACGGTCGCTTCTGGACTGGCTTTACCGCGAAGGTGCCATTGACAGTGTTGCGTCGGTTGCCGGTACCACCGACTACCAGCCAGCCGTAGAACACGCCGTTACGCCCACCCTTGATACCGACCACGGCGGCTGGATTGTTGAACCGCGCCTTACGCGCGAGCACCTTCTTTCGCAGCTTGCCAGTCGTACCGCGTGGTGCCTTGTCGCGCATCGGCTTCTGCAAGGTGCGCGCAGCGTTGAGTGTGGCGAAGGTCATCAACCGCTTGAACGCTGATGGGTTTGACCCCTTCAGGAATCCAAGTCGCAGCTGGTCGTAGCCCTTCTCGAACTGACCTTCTACGACAATCGCTGCTGGCATTACTTCCCTTTCGGCTGCATCTCCGCGTGGATCATCCAGTGAAGCAGCACCTCGTCAATCGGAAGGCTCGCCACCTGCTCTGGCCACATCCCAAACTTCTCGCCCAAGATGTGAAAGATGATTTGCGGAGGAGGCGCTATGGATTGCCCAAGCGCCATCCGCCTAGCAGCGAGCCTTACTTGGGGTCCGGCTGGTTCGCCTTACCCCACGCCTCAAGCATCTGCGTCAGTGCGTCAATCGGTGCGTCCAGCACATCGTCAACTGGCTTGCCATCAAGCCCCTTGAAGTTATGCGTGACCACCAACTTGGAGAAGGCAACCAGCGAGCGCTGGCTATCGCCTGACTCCAAGTCGAGCAGGATGCGCGCCGAGACTTGCTTTCGCAGCTCGGCAGTCCACCCTGCAAAGTCACCCTCTAGGGTGATCTTCACCGTGTCCATATGACCCTCCTAGCGCCGAATGGCGCTGCTATTTATGGCGCTACGCTGAGTGGCGAATCCACCACGATCTCAAGCGACTTGCCTGATGTCGTGTCATACGCCAGTCGGCAGGTGACCTCATTGACCACGACGCCATCCATATCCGCCTGGAGCGGAACCACATTCTCGACTTCCCACGAGCCAAGAATCCAGACGCCGTAGTTATCGGAGGTCGTGCCGTAGAGGCGCAGGAACTTCTGCGTCGCAATGTCGGTGATTGGGAATGAGGTGGTCGCCGCGCTGTTGCTTACGACCGTGAAGGTCAGCGTCGCATCGAGCACGCCGGTCAGTGCAGCTGTGGCTGCCGTCAGGCTGCCGTCAAGCGCCGTCACCATGCCCACGCCAGTGGTCACCGAGAGGTTGAAGTTCATGACGCTGGCGAAGTCGGTTGCGCCTGAGCCAGCCTTGTCAGGGAAGTTCGTGTCGGTGCTCAACTTCATCAAGCGGCCAGCCATCATTGGATTCTCTGGGAGTGCCGTTGGGAAGGCGAGCGCCGACGATGTGACCGTGGTCGCAGCGAAGGTTGCGCCAACCTGAAGTAGACCATTGGCATCAGCCGAGAAGGTGATCTCTGTCGGAGCTGCGTCGCGCACGAGATACTTCTGCACGCCGTCGCTAACAAGGAACGAGTAGAACACGAGCGTGTCGACATCGCCCTGTGTTGGCGACCAAGTCCACGAGTACGGCGAAGCCGTGCCGGAGGTGCTCGCGCCGATTGCGTCAAGGATCAGCGGCAGGGTGCGGAGCGATGCAGGACCCTCTGCCAAAGTAAGCACTGGTGCTCGTCCGGTGATCGTTGGTCGCCCAGCTTGAATGGCGGTGCGCTTACCAACTGAGGTGGTCTCGCCCAGGTCAACGGTCACGCCCAGGTCGAGCGCGCCGATGGTCTCGTTGAACAGGACCTCGCCTGTCGCCGTGCCGATAGAAGCGGCCGTG